CTGACCAAGGGGTTTGATGTGCCTGACGTAATGATCGGCGTATCGGCTAGACCTTTCACCAAGTCTCTCTCCTCCCACATCCAACAGATGGTGCGGGTTATGCGTGGTCATACGTCCAAAGAATACGCGGTGTGGCTTGACCATTCGGGAAACTATATGCGGTTCCGCGAGGAGTGGGACGATGTGTTTGAGAACGGCGTTCATGTACTGGACGATGGGAAAGAGAAGCCCAAGACAGAGCCAAGCGATAAGGAAAAGTCTGAGTGCAAGTGTCCCAAGTGTGAGGCGTACTTCCCTCCGCGCCTAGACTCTTGCCTGAACTGTGGTCATGTGCGTGAGCGTAAGAATAAGATCACCGAGGTAGAGGGTGAGTTGGTTGAGTTGGGTTCCAACTTGGCAACGCGGGATGTGAAGCAGGAGTTTTGGTCGATGCTTCAATACTATGTAAACAATCAAGGGTGGTCGAGCGGGCGGGCGGCGAACGTGTACAAAGAAAAGTTTGGTGTGTGGCCTAGGCAGTTGCACGATATGCCCAAGCTCCCAAGCAGGGATGTGGCTAACTTTGTGGACGCTGGCATCAAGCGGTACATCAGGCAGATCAGGAGAAAGCAATGAGAGTTCTAGTAGCGTGTGAATACTCGGGGCGTGTGCGTGATGCGTTCATAGCCAAGGGGCATGAGGCCATGTCATGTGACCTGCTCCCAACAGAAAAACCTGGGCCTCACTATCAAGGGGATGTGCGAGATGTGATGGACTACCCTTGGGATCTGATGATTGCCCACCCACCATGCACCGACTTGTCTGTGTCTGGCGCGGCTTGGTTTGAGAGAAAGAAAATGAATGGCTCTCAGCAGATGAGTGCTTCGTTTTTTATGATGCTTGCCAAGTCTGACATCCCTCGGATAGCGATTGAGAATCCTATCTGCATCATGTCTAGGTTGTGGCGAAAGCCCGACCAGATCATTCAGCCGTGGATGTTTGGTCACATGGAGCAGAAGGCTACCTGTTTGTGGCTTAAGAATTTGCCTGTGCTTCACCCAACTAACGATGTGAAGGCGCAGATGATGGAGCTACCCAAGAACAAGCGGGAGCGGTTGCATTACCTACCGCCAAGCGATGACAGGTGGAAGCTTCGGAGCGAAACCTTTCAGGGGATAGCCGATGCGATGGCTGAACAATGGTGGACTGCCTGATGGAACTGATTAACTTTTGCAGAGCGCACGGGATACTTATCGACTCGCCTCCGCCTATCGGTGTGTGGCGTAGGTACCCAACAGATGACCATCCCAATAAAAGGAACGGCGCGGTCAAGTTCATGGGTGACCATGCCTTTGTGCAGAACCATGCAATGGATACTGAGGTGTCCGTGTGGCAACCCGATACGCCAGTCAAGATTGACAGGGCTAAGATTGCCCGTGATCTACAGGCGGTGGAAGACAAGCGAAGATCAGACCAGAGAGAGGCGGCAAACAAGGCGGCTTTCATAATGAAGTCATGTCAGTTGGGTCGGCATGACTATCTCAAACGCAAGGGGTTCCCCGATGCCGAGGGTTATATCTGGGTGCATGAGGGCAAACAGTTTTTGATTTTGCCTATGCGTGTGCAGGGTCATTTGGTAGGTTGTCAGATGATTGACCAAGAGGGCGGGAAGAAGTTTCTCTACGGACAACGTACCAGTAATGCCGAGATCAAGATCGACAACGGCGGGGTGGACATTCTTTGTGAGGGGTACGCTACCGCATTGTCCATTCAATCTGTGCTTAAGCGGTTCAAGAGGAGGTATGTAATCCATGTGTGCTTCAGCGCAGGGAACATGAAGAAGATCGCGGCAGACCTGAAGCCTGGAATTGTGGTGGCTGACAACGATGCGAGCGGGACGGGGGAGCGGGTAGCTAAAGAGATCGGTTGGAAGTACTGGATGAGCGATGTGGTGGGGGAAGATGCCAACGACACTCATGTCAGGCTTGGCAATTTCCAATTCGGTCAAAGCTTACTGAAAGTATTGTGATACTTGGGGTCTAACCAAGTGAACATTGTCATCTAACTGGCTCATAAGTTTGATGCTTTGGAGGATGTCAGAGCCTATGTCAAAGATGTAATCTCCCTCACCGACAATATCGGTGGTGACAAAGACTCTGCCATCGTCCATCTCATGTAAAAAGATCGCGAATAGGGCTTGCTTCTTCATTGATACTCACGATCCTAGTAGTGTGTGCTTCGGGTGTGTCGTCTGTGCCTAGAACTAAACGCATTATCTCCTCTTTAGATTCTGCGTCTAGCTCTAGCTCAAACTCGTAGGTTCTTTGTAACCTAACGCGGTATTTCATAGCCACCAACCAATTGCAAAGGCGAGCAGGGCTATGACGATCAGCAACAGAACAAATTCAAACAGACCTGTTCCAAAGTGTGTGTCGTATCTCTCAATAGCCTGTGCGTACTCAGGCGAATTAGGAAATGCCTCGTTCATGGTTCGGGGATATTTGCGGGTTTGATTATTGCTCACTTAACATCTCCTCATACCACTCGGCAATGCCGAACATCTTGTTTAACTTAGAAGGGATTCGCTTGCGTATCTGCGCGGGAGTCAGACCCTCTAAGGAATACTCATTGTCGTACTCAATGAATGAGCCGCAGAAACCTATGCCGCCTTCAAAATAGTAGGCTTCGATCTTGAATCCCATCTCGACCAGCTTCTTGTAAGCTTCGACTGGCGGCGACCAAGGGCTTTCAAACCCTACACTGAAGCTACCATTCTGAACTTCTGCTTCTTCGTTGTACTTGCCTTTGCCTAAGTCCCACTTTACTCCCCAGTTGGCGATCCTCCAGTGCCACCAGTCGGGCATCTGCCCGCCGCCTTCTGTCGGTTCAATGTACTTCGGCTCAGGGATAAAGTCACTTAAGAATTCTCCCCTGTTCCATGCGTCTGCCGCCCGTTGAATCATGTATGGGTCGGCGTGTGAGATTGTCATTTCGTTGTTGCACCAATTTGGCATTTTGTTTCCTTTGAATATCCTGGTTTATGTGAATAGCATTTGCTGTGTTCTAACTAAGTGACTGGCATCGTATTTTTTTGATTCTCCTTTCGGGTAGGGTTGGACTACGTAGTTAAGTTGTTTGAGTAGGTTTCTTTTCTGCGCCTTAGTCCCAACAAAGAACACGTAGCGGTGCTTCGCGCTCCTGTTAATCCTGTTCTCTGAGTTCCCAAGGTTGTGTCTTGAGTGCTTCCCGTCTTCGCCCGCCATGTCTGTTCTCTCCTTGGTTGTGCCTGTAAACAGGAAGTTACTAGCCTGATAGATGTACCCAATATGATCCATCGCCGTATCCGCATAGGACACAACGATGGTGGGCTTGGGTAGCATCTGCAAACTCTTACCAACTAGGAAAGACGCACCATTTTTTATGCCGTCATTCAGGCAGACCCTGCTCAACTCAAGAACAATATCTTTGTTGTCAATCCCGCATACGCCCATGCAAAGGAATGGGCTTGCGGGTAAGCCGTAGGTTATGACACCCTCCAACTGTTCATTGATGTAAAGCCCAAAAGCAAAAGAGATTGAACACATTCTTCTTGCGTAATGTTTCTTGAGTAGCCAAGGCTCAACCTCAAATTTGTTTATTGGCAATACTTTCATTGATTAGTCTTGGGCACATAGGTGCGGGTAGTTTTATCGTATACCATGATTGGTGCTATGGCGTGATCGGTCATGCCATCGTTGCCTGTGCCCAGTCTTTCATAGGCGGCGTATGCTTGTGCATAGTTCTTGTATTCGCCGATAGTCCGATTGGTTTCAATGTGGACTATCTCGTGCGGGTAGTCCTCGTAATTCATAGCCAGTCGCCGTACTTGTGCATCGCCTTTTTGTAGTCGGCGTAGCTTTCAAACGAACCAACCTTCATGCAGTGCAGTAGGAAGCGGTCGGACATAAAGTAACCCTGTGCCAACTCGTCCCCTGATTTGCCTAACTCTTTGTAAGTTTCGCCCTCATACTTTCCTTTGAGTACAAACTTAATTGCATCCCACTTCTTCTCAACGTAGCCGTCAGGCAGTAGATCAATGCCGTTCACCCTGCCGTAGCCGTCGTAGGAACCCTCCAACTTTGTCCCGTTGGGATATAGAACCACAATCTCGTTAAGAAAGGGTAAGTCTTTGCAGTCAGCAACGACTGGCAGGTGTGTTTTAGCGCAAGTCTTAGAAAAAAAGCCCATGATTATTCTCCTGTGATTAGTTCGGGTTGTAAAACGTCTATCGTTTCTTGTTCGTATCTCAGTTCTTGGTCGTCACAATCTGATGTAAACAGATCGTGTGCCGTTTCAATAGCTTCCTCGTGTGAGTCAGCCTGTACGCGGATTGATTTAACAATGATCGCCCTAATGATTACGTCGTAGGGCTTCATGCTTCCTGCTCCTCGGGTTCGGGGAACTTTAACTCCACGACCGCACTAATAAAATCCCAGTTAATCCCGATGTTTGCATCGTGGTATTTGTTCATCCACTTAAGAACCTCGCGGGCTTGGTCGTCTGTAACCCACTCGTTATCCTCTTGAACATCGGAGATGTGCCACTTTTCAATGTGCCAATCGGGACTGGTCAGCATCAGGATGTCGCTAACTTCGGGCATAGCCTGACCTTCAGGCAGATCAAATTCAATAGTTACTTTCATGGTTCACCTCTCAAATTGTTTTAGGTAATGGGTCAGCACTTCTTCAAGTGTTTCACCCTCATAAGCTTCGCGGCGTAGTTCTTCACAATCCGCATCGTTAAACGTGTAGCCCTTGCGTTGTGCTTGGGCTTGAATTTCCTGGTTTGTTGCGTCAATCAGGTACATCAATCATCTCCCTCCCAGTGGTAAATTCTTTCATCCAATTCCTCATCAGTCCAATTGTTAAACCCACCATCAAAAAAGAACTTGGTTACACCATCCAATAAGTCCGTATTGAACTCGGCGTTGTCGATCAGGTACTGCAATTCAAGGCGGGTCAGCTTCAAAATCTTTTCATCTCTTGTCATTTCCCGTTCTCCAAAAAGTACATTTCTGGGTCGTCTTCGCGCAGGTTTTCCAAGTCAACGATGTGTTGCTGAATCTCATTGAACAACGATTCAGGCAGGGATTTGCTCATCACGTCCACTTCGCCGTCACTCCATATAACCCTCAGTTCCCACCTGATAGCCTTGGGAGGGGGTGCATTTAATTTCATGGGTGTGTCTGTCATTGCCTGAAGGTAGGCGCGAACCAAGATCATGTCTTCGGCGGATACAGTCCACGAATCAGCGTTGCCGCCATCCAAACAAAGCCCGCCAGTCGGTTCACCCCCATAAAATCCGTCAAGCCCAAGCAGGGTGCCAACGTAGTAGCGGCTCACAAACTGCCCGTATTGCGTGTGCGGATAGCGGCGGTCGTAAAACTCCACCATCGGTTTGTCTTCGTCATGCGTCAGGCAAAACTCGCGCCCGTATTTGTCGCCGTTGTTCACGATGCGTACATTGAATCTTTCAAGTTGTAACATTTTGTTTCTCCTTACTGGTGTGAGTTCAGCCATGCTTCAGCCTCTGCCTTGGTTGCCCAAGGTTTGCGACCAATGCCGACAGTGTTTGTGTGGTTGTTGCGTACAGTAAAGCCAACTGTTTCAACTTTCCAGTTCTGCTTTTCTTCGGCAGATAAATAAGGGACTGAACCATAAAGCGAGGCGGTGCGTCCGTTGGTGTGCTTCCATACTTTGTGTTCAATTACTTCGTACATTTCTTCTCTCCTGTGTGGTTGGTATGTTGCCTATGTATCAGGTACATTCTAAGTTGTCAAGGGTTTTTTTAATTTATCTGTGCTTAGGATAGTCGCGCCTCCGATCTGCCCTGTTCAAAGAGCCGCAGAATTAAGCTTTTAAACTCTTGGTTTTGCTCAACCTCGGAGACAAGCCACGCCCTAAGCTTGTGGGCTTGGGTGTTGCTCTTTGCCTTTTCGTAGCGGTAGCCCGCCTTTATGTAATCGTTTTCAGCTTTCATTTTCTGCCCAATGTAGTTCGGAGCGGATGTAATTTCTAAAGCTTTCCTCTACGCGGTCATCGTCAAAAAACATTCCCGCGAGGTCGCCAGTCGCTACGCCGAGGCGCGTTTGTATCAGTAGACAAGCCGCGTCTAATGCTTCGCGGGCTAAATCGTTTATGCCATCCTCTGTGTATTGCTCCCAAATTTTCATGATTCCATCCCTGCGGCGTAGAGTTTCAAAGCTTCGGCAATTGGCAAAAGGTTTAGCACTTGGTCAGCATCTAATTTTTCCCTTACCTGCGGGTGATTGACTGCCGCGCTAAGTTTTGCCGCATCAAATTTTTGTGTCTCAAAAACCTGGTTTCCGCGTGTGAATAGAATCCGCGTTTTCATTGCGCGTTTCAAATCCTTTTCATGTAGCGCGAGGGTCACCAGTTCGTCAATGTAGGAATCGGGCGAAGCTTCAAGGCTCATTTCTGTGTCGCCATATTTGACGATTCGCGGCGGGATTTTATCCGTGTATAGTTTGATCTCATTGTGCAATTGCCATGGTCTGATTGTCGTCATTCCGCCGCGCCCGTCATTGTCGGCGGTGCCTTTCATTTTCCCGTCAATATAAATATTGGCTTGGAAACAATGGGTTTCCTGACTGGCGAAGTCGGAATATTTGAGGGCTTTTAATTCAATTTTCATGGTGTGTTTTCCTTTGGTTTACAGTTCGCGCTTGAGTCCATAGGGCGCATCACCCCATGAAACCATGTCGTAAAGTTCGCGGTATTTTGTCCCGCCGTGATCGTATTTTTGAGTCTCTATGATGCCCATCGTGACAAGCCAGTCAATGGCGGTTTGCTTCCATTGGTCATCGTAGCCGTAGGTGTAGGACAAATAAACCGACACGCCGCCGACAGTCATCCTCACACTGTGGTAAGTGTTGCCGCCGTTTTTATCAAACCATTTTCTACCTCGCGCGGTTATGCGATCACCTGCCGCCACTTTGTCGCGCATCATTTCTGCGATGTCTTGGCGATCATAAAACAGGGCAACATCGGCGGCTTCGTTTACATCGGAGCGGGTAAATTTGCTCTTGAATAGTTCGCGCTCTCTCGCGGCTTGATTTCTTACAATCTCCGCATATTCGGGCACCCTCTGAGAGAAACTCATGGCGGCTAAGTGTTGGCGGCGGTTGTAGGTTTCCCTGTCGTTGATTACAGTCACGGCTAAACCTTCGGCTTTTTGGTTGGTTGTCATCATTTTGTGTTTCCTTTATTTGGTGGCTTTTTCGATTGCGTTTCTAATCTCTTTCACGGCGCGAGCTACTGCGCCGCTTTTGTATATGTCGCTCCCTTCGTGATCTTCCACGAATGGAAGCGCGGTGCATAGGGCCTCCAGTAGGTCGGGCGCGGCGGCTATAAGCTTTGCATTGGCTAAGGCGGTTTCAGGGTTGCGCCCTTTCAGCATTTCAGGGCTTACATTGTTTATGGTGCAAATATGCTTTTGAATTTGTTGTGATGGTTTGTAAATGTCAAATTGGCGGTGCGTGTGATCGCTAGCCCAGTGCCAAGGTGCGGGTGTGTGGCTCATTGTTTACCTTTCAGAGCGCGAGCGGCTCAGTTTGTTGCATGATGGAATAACCCAAAGCTTCAATTTTCTTAAGGGTTGCAAGGGTGAGGGTTTTGGTGCCCGCGATACTGGCGAAAACCTTCGCCGTAATGCATACGGGGTAGACAGTTTTTATGCCGTATATCTCGCGGATGGTTACAGTGATTTGCATGGTGTTTTCTTTCAGTTTGTAAGTGGTTTAAAGTCGCCCGCCTCGCCGTCCCAATAGACGGGCGCGAGTTCTACGCGGAAAGTCTTCGCGCATTCAATTGCTTTTTGTTTTGTGGTGTCCGCGCATAAGGGCATCTCTTGCAAGATAACCCGCCACACATTGCGCGAAGTCGATAGATAGCATTTTGGCGTGTTCATACTTTGACCTTTTCGAGTTGTTTAATTACTGCTTCGCGCAGGGCGTAGGTGTCCGCCATTTCTTCCAGTCCCAATACATGGGCGGCGGCGTGGGCGGCATTGTTGGGGGAAAGCCCGTTCTGACTGGCTAAGTGGCGGGCAACATTTGCCCATGCGGTGACAGTGTGCAAAGATTTTGGGAGGGTTTTCATAATTGACCTTTCAGGGATAAAGCGGAGCGGTCATGGCGAATCATTCCATACGCGCACCATATTGAATAAAGGGTGCGAAGGCTCAAACCCTCAGTCCATAGAACGTAATGGAAGCCAAAGATTTTCAGGTTGTCTCGAATGTCGAAAATGTGGGAGTTCATGGGGTAGCCTTTCAAAATTCATTGGTTAAAATTTCAATCACTTTTTTATCGTCGCGGGCTTTTAGGGCTTCGCGCAATTCTTCGTTTTCTAATGCAATATCGGGATGGATGCCGTATTCGTGGCAAAGTATTGAGAATTGGTTAACTGTCATTGGTCGGGTTCCTTAGATGTTGTTTTCAAAAGCTTCGAGCATTCCCGCCACTTCATCGGCGGGCAATCGGAGAGCGGCGGTAATGGCGCGAGCGGCGGCGGAGCGGCTTAGTCCCTCGCTCATAAGGTGGGAGAGAATCTCCCAGTTGGAGTAATGGTTGCGGCTCATGTTGCGGATAGTTTCTTGCATGGTGTTTTCCTTTAAGCGGCTTTTTTAGCGTCCCAAACATTGCGAACGGCTTCGTATAAATTCCAATCTACTTTGACCAATTCAATAAAGCATTCCGCGTAGGTTTTATTGGTTGCGTTATGCATGGCTTTAATGATGGTCATTTCGTCTTCGCATAAGCCCATCTCATTTGTTTTCTTATCAATCATTACGCTGAGTCTGTAGAGGTTCATGGTGGGTTCCTTAGTGGGTTGCAGGGGTCATTCCCTGAGCCCGTTTGTATCACACTTTTAAGCGTTTTTCTACAGTTTATTGCAATATTTGTCAGGGATAACCCTAGAAAAGAACTGATCGTTTATCCAGTACTGTATGAAAAACCAGGTTTTTGGGCGGTCGGAATTTTGAAGGTCGCGGGGCTTTAAAGGCGAAGCCTTGCAGTTTTTCCACTTGTTACCCTACAATGCACCCATGAAACTCTCAAGATCACAGATACGCGAAGGACTGGAACAAATACCAATACAAACCATATTGGGTGTTTCCAGTAAAGCGTTAACCGCCAAACAAAAACAATTTTGTAAAGAGGTTGCCATGGGACAAACAGGCTCCGAAGCTTTCCGCCGTTCGTATAAAAGCAAGGGAAACCCAAAGACAGTCGCCAACAAAGCCAGTCAATTGAAAAAACGGGGCGATATACAGGCGACGATCACTGCAATGGAGTTGGCTATTCAGGCGGCGGAATATCAAACCCCTGCGGGCTTGCGGGCTCTTGTCATTCAAACCCTCGTGCAAACAATGATTGACCCTGAGGTTAAAGACTCTGTGAAAGTGGCGGCGGCTAAAACTTTGGGCACTGTTACAGAAGTGGCGGCGTTCACTGAGCGCAAAGAGATTCGCACAATCACCTCAAGCGAGGATGCGAAAGCTAAGTTACTGGCGAAGCTTCGCGACATGATGAAAGCAAACGCAACCGATGCGACAGTGATCGACGCGGATTCGCTATTGATGGAGTTGGCGGCACCCGTTGACGAAGTGGCGGATGTGGACACCCACCCAGTGGGCACCCCCCAAGCTGTGGAGCCAGGTACCCCACATACATTACATACTATTCCACACAAACCATCCCAAAATTTACCAGACCCACCCCTAACTGAATTAGATTGGGATGCACCCACCCCTCAATCTGAGGAAGACCCCCCCATAGGAGATTCAAAATGAAGTGGGGGGAGGTGTGTATAAATCGGAAAATGATTGCGCCCCGTGTATTGCCTACTTTTGAGGAGTGTTGGGAGAAGGATATGACTAAAGTTCAGAGAGAGGTCTTTTTGATTGTGGATGAGTGGTGGAAGGAGTTTGGATACAGTCCTTCTCTTAGAGATATTGCTTATCAACGTGGAAAAACATCACTGGCTAATACGATGAAAATTGTGGATAGATTGGTTGAGATTGGTGTTTTGAAAAAACAAGGCGGAAAAGGCAGAACTATAAGGCCGGTATACATTAACTTTAGAACGTTAGAATGAAAGTATTCAAAGTGCTAAAAAAAGGTCACAACGTTGTGACACCCTGTAGGTGTATACCCTTATGAATGCATTAGAGAAGTTCATTGAGACACTTCCTGAGAACGAGCAGGAGTTGATATATCACGAGGTGGATGAGTGGAAGAACGCTTTAGAGAGGGAGAAGTGTTATGCTTCTTTTATGGACTATATACGTACTATGTGGCCTGGGTTTGTAGCAGGTAGGCATCATTCTTTAATGGCTAGGAAGTTTGAAGATATAGCGAGCGGGAAGATTAAAAGATTAATTATCAATATGGCCCCGCGTCATACTAAGTCTGAGTTTGCTTCGTATCTTTTGCCATCGTGGTTCTTGGGTAAAAACCCACATAAGAAAGTTATTCAGTGCTCTAACACGGCAGATTTAGCTGTAGGTTTTGGACGTAAGGTTCGTAACTTAGTGGATTCAGAGCAGTATGCTAAAGTCTTTCCTAATGTAGCTCTAAGACAAGACAGCAAAGCCGCTGGCCGGTGGGCGACTAATGGCGGGGGAGAATACTTCGCTATTGGTGTTGGAGGTACGGTTACGGGTAAAGGTGCGGATCTGCTGATTATTGACGATCCCCATTCTGAACAAGAAGCCGCTTTAGCTCAAGGGAACCCTGAAGTATTTGACAAGGTGTATGAGTGGTACACCTCTGGGCCGCGTCAGCGTTTACAGCCTGGTGGAGCTATCGTTATCGTGATGACCCGCTGGGGTGAGAAGGATCTAACTGGCCGGATCATCAAAGATGCGGCGAGTCGTGATAAAGGCGAAGAGTGGGAAGTGATTGAACTCCCAGCGATCATGCCCAGTGGAAATCCGCTCTGGCCTGAGTTTTGGAGTTTAGATGAATTATCTGCTTTAAGGGAAGAACTCCCTATAAGTAAATGGAACGCTCAGTACCAACAAACTCCTACAGGAGAAGAGGGCGCTTTAGTAAAGAGAGACTGGTGGAAGATCTGGCCGGATGAAGACCCTCCTCGGTGTGAATTTATCATTCAGTCTTGGGATACGGCGTTTACAAAAAGTGAGCGATCAGACTTCTCGGCCTGTGTAACTTTGGGAGTTTTTCACTATGAAGAAAACCCAGAGGACATCAATATTATTATCTTAGATGCTTTCCAGAAAAGGATGGAATTTCCTGAATTAAAGGAGAAAGCATTTAACCACTATAAAGATTGGGAGCCGGATGCTTTTGTGGTTGAGGCTAAAGCGGCTGGCGCTCCTTTGATTTTTGAATTAAGACGGATGGGGATTGTGGTGAGTGAATACACCCCGTCTAGAGGAAACGATAAGTTTGTGCGTCTAAACTCGGTGACTGATTTGTTCAAGTCGGGTAAAGTATGGGCACCTGATACGAGGTGGGCGCACGAGTTAGTTGAGCAAATGGCGGCTTTCCCGAACGCTGAGCATGATGACTTGGTTGATGCTTGTGTGCAAGCGCTGATTCGTTTCAGACAAGGTGGATTTTTAAGACTCGACACAGACGAGCGCGAAGATCTAATTGGCTTTAGAAAAAAACATTCTTACTATTGAGGCTCTCATGGAAAAATCTTTATACGAAATGCCACGCGGTATTGAAGCTCTGGAAGGCCCAGAAATTGAAATTGAGGTTGAGAATCCTGAGTCCATGTCTATTGAGATAGACGGGATTGAAATTGACTTAACTCCTCCTAAAGATGGAGAAGATGAATTTAGCGATAACTTGGCTGAGTACATAGATGAAGGAACACTAGCTACGATTGGTTCTGATCTGGTAGAAGATGTATCCAGTGACATCACATCCCGTAAAGACTGGGTGGAGATGTACGTTAAAGGTTTAGATGTTTTGGGGATGAAGTATGAAGAGAGAACTGAACCTTGGAACGGAGCCTGTGGCGTATTTTCTACAATACTCACTGAGGCGGCGGTACGTTTCCAGAGCGAAACTATCATTGAGACTTTCCCGGCTGCGGGCCCTGTTAAAACGGAAATCATTGGCGCAATTGATCGTCTTAAAACTGAGGCGGCAGCTCGCGTCCAAGAGGACATGAACTACAAGCTCACAGAGGAGATGCCTGAGTATCGCCCTGAGCATGAGCGTATGTTATTTAACTTAGGACTTGCTGGCTCTGCTTTTAAGAAAGTTTACTACGACCCTAGTTTAGGAAGGCAGACTTCCGTCTACGTTCCCGCAGAAGATGTGATTATTCCTTACGGCTCTAGTAATTCTAGGACTGCTGAGAGAGTTACGCACATCATGCGTAAATCTAAGAATGAACTAAAGAAGCTACAGGTAGCTGGTTTTTACTGCGACGTAGAGCTAGGAGAACCCAGTAACTTACACACGGACGTAGAAAAGA